AAAGTTACTTACGCCTTCCGTAAAGGTAAGCAGCGCAAGGATTCTGTTATAGACGACGGGCAGTGGATCTTTTGCCTGGTCTACTTCAAAAACCAGGCCTTTAAGGTAATCACGTACAGACGTTTCGAATGCCGCTTTTACCGTCGCGGCTGCCGCGCCCGCTGTGTACTGTATCCCGGTTACGACGATATTGATAGCCAGGTTATCAGGAGCTAGAGCAGTACAGGCGTTTCCCATAGGGGCTTTGCCTTCCCCCAGGCCCGCAGCTTCGGGGTCCAGGTAAACCTGTACGTCGTCAACGACGTTCTGTGAAGCCGGTCTAAAGTCATTCCCTATCAGTAGCACTTTCGACGTATTGACTCCATTCCAGCGCGGAATGCATTTAGCTTTTCCGACGCCTTCGATTTCCAGCGCCCAGCGTACCACGTCATTTTTATTGCCGCCAGTATCGGGATTGTTCACCTTAAAATCATACCTCCTCCAGGCGTCTTCGTCGGTTTCAACATCCCGCGCTACTACTGTTGTACCCTGATCTACGATAGCCCGTACTCCAGGTATCGGCGGCTGTAGGATAAACTGGCTGCCCATCGCAAGGTTCCCGATAGTCCCCAGCGTCTTGCAGGTAAGGTTAACTGTACGTACGCTGTTCGCAGCCCAGGTTACGGCGCTGTCTACGGTAAACTGTAGCGGCTGCCCCTGGTCGTCCAGAACGACGGAATACAGCAGCTGCCCAGCCTGTATGGCTACCCCAGCGTCTGCCGTAACGGTAAGCGCCCGCTTATTCGCTGTTGCAGCCAGCCGGGTAAGTCCTACGTCGTATAGGCAGTCGTCCAGGTCCAGGCCTTCCGCGTACTTCGCGAAGCGGCTGGCTAGAATCGTATCCTGGCTTACTTGTAAAGTCTTTACTTCTGTCGCGCTGGGGGCTACCGCGTCGTACATAAAGTCGCCCGGTTCGGCCCGCCAGCCGTCGGCTTCTATGCCCGCTTTCATTCTGTCACGTATCGCCGTTTCTGTTTCTTCGAAGACGGGCTGGAAGTTATTACGCGCCATGCTTTCACCCCCTAAAAGTTACAGTCGTCGTACCATAAATATGATCTACGGTCGCCGTTATTAAGGCTTCATCCGTTCCCTGGCGCTGCACGCTTACGTCGCGTACGGCCTTTATCCAGGGGTCGTATATAAGGGCTTCCTGTACCGCCCGTTCCATTTCCGAAAGCTTCGCGCTGTTGGGAAGGTCGGAAATGCGGATATTGTCTACGTCGCTGCCGTACGTATGGCCCCGGCTGCCGGGTACTTCCGGGTCAGCGGCGTAAACTAAAAAATCCCCGCGTACTGTCTGCTGGGCCTTTAATATGATCTGTTCGACGGCGGGCGCGCCCGTCGCCGTTCGTACCCGTCCTTGCAAGTCGGTAGCGAATTCCCCGGCCTGCCAGTCGAAGACGGGCGTTTTACGGTTATCGGTTGCCATTATCGCCGCCCCCTCTAATATCGGGTAAGAATAACGTACTTTACTTCTTCGGCTTCTGCGTCCCAGGTCGGCACTATGCTTACCCGGTCGCCAGCTTGCAGCGGCTGTATGTCTGCGGCTACCAGGTAGCCGTTCGAAGCTGTATTCGCAACAGGAAAGTATGCCGGGGCCGTTACGTCGTAGACGGCCTGCATACCGTCGGGCTGTGCTTGGGTCGCGCTAGTCATGGTCGCCATTACCAGGCCGCCGTTAATCTTCGCCAGGACTCCCCAGCGCTGCCCGCCGACTATCGGGAAGGCCAGCAGCTGGTCGCCTTCGCGCAGCGGATAGCAGTCTACAGGTACTTCGAATATGTCCAGCCCCAGGGCTTTCTTCGTTCCCTGCATAACCAGCGTAACGGGGTCGGGTTCGGCTGTCCGTACCGTTATGATATGCAGCCCGGTTACGCCCTGGCCGCCGCCCAGGTCGCCCAGTAATTGCAGCAGCGCTACGGTCTTATCGGTCTTACCGCCTTCGGTCATTCGGCCCCGCCCCCTTTACTGTTTGGATTCCAGGCCGTACTTATCTATAAGGCCTTTCATTTCGTCATTGTACGCGGCGTTTTCGCTTACGCCTGCCCCGTTCTTCGTTGCTTTGCCCTTCTTCGGCGTATTCCGTTCCTTCGCTTCTTTTTCGGCGTCTTCGAACGGCGCAGCTGGTACGCCCGGCGCGTCTTCTACGTCCATTACCAGGGTAACGCGACGGCTGCTTACAAAAGTATGTTCGACGCGGCGAATAAAGTAAGCGCCCAGCGCCTGGGTTACGTCGTCTTCGGCGTAGATTACTTCGCCTACATGGAAGATAGGCATTACCATTTCGTCGTTTACGCCTTCTATGCTTATAGAAGTCTTTACTTTTTTCCCGGCTTCCAGCATAGCCGCCGCGTCCTGGTCCATTGTCTTCGCTGCTTCCTTGTCCACTTCTTCGAAACGCGTCCTAGCCCCGAAGTCGGTTATGGCCTGGTGGTCGTATTTTACAACGGTCTTACCCGTTTCCCGGTTAACCAGCTTTACGACGTTGTAATGGTCTTCCAAGCTTTCTTCGTACTTCGCGTTCGTCATGTTTACGCCGCGTTGGAAGGCCCATACTTCGGCGGGTAAGGCCCTTTCGAATATCGTAGCGCCGAATCCGTCTACGGAAGGGTCGAAGCGTAGCCAGTATTTTTTACCGCCGCCTCTTACGGTCTTTACCAGGCCGTCGATAATTACCTGGTCGCCTGGTGCGCCCTTATAAAAAGACGCGGGCAGCGTTACGCCTGTAGGGGTCAGCTTCCCGCGCGCTACTCCGACGTTCTTTAAGACTTCTTCGGCCCGCTGACTGGCGGTAAGGCCCCCGGCGAAGTAGTAGTCGTCGGGATTCTTCGCCAGGAAGTACAGCGGGTCGTAAACTTTGTACGTAACGGTTCCCCTGGCTTCCCAGCCCCTAACTTCCAGGAAGCCGAAGAATTCCCGGCTATCGTCTACGTACAGTTCGGCCTGCTGCCCCAAGTAGTTTACCAGCCCGTCAGCAGCTTGCAGCTGGAATTCCAGTGTACGGCATACGGCTTCTATATCGTCCGTAATGCGCGGCGGGGCCGAAAGCAGCGGCGCTACGTCCTGCTGGTTAATGATTAGGCGCAGCGTCATACGTTGAATACCTGGCCGGGTTTAATAAGGTTCGGGTTAGGGCCGATTACGTCCTTATTGTCTTCGTAAATCGTCTTCCAGGCCTTCGGTACTTTCTTACCGATCAGGCTTAACGTATCGCCGCTTACTACGGTATACGTCGAAGCAGTTGCTGGTTCGGGCATAGGCGGCCTGTCGTCGGCAGTAAGCCCGGTACTTATCGGGCTGCCGTCGGGCCTTACCTTCTTCGGGGCCAGCTTTTTGTATTCCGTAAGCAGTACCTTATAGTAAAGATCGCCTTCCGCGCCGCGCGCCTTCCAGGTAAACGATTTTACGAATACCGTTTTATTTAAGCCAGCAGCTGCACATATCAGCTGTAAGCTGGCCCCGTCGTCCTTCCAGGCCGAAAACTGATTCCTGTATTCCATAGGCTGCTTTAGCAGGCTGGGACCGACGGCGGTATAGCTGGGGTCGTGCCGGGCCGGGAAGAAGCTTTCCCAGCCGCAGATATCCAGCCCGACGCCTGCGGGGATTTCGACGGTCCCCAGGTCTAAAATATCAACGGTTATAGGCTGCTGGTCGCCGTCCAGGTATTCCAGTTCGCCGCTGGTCGGCAGTACGGGTATCGTAAGGCTGTTCCCGGTCGTATTGTCTTTTAAGGTTATTTCGAAGCTTACCGAAGGTATCATACCAGCGCCCCCTTATCTGCCGACGAAAGGATAGCTGCCGCTTCTTTCGCCCGCGCATGTAGGCGGTCGATAAACTGGTCTACCAGGCCGTCGGCGTCTACGTCATTCGTCGCGTGTAGTTCGATTTTTTCTACCAGGCTACCGAAGGTATACGACGCGCCGCCTGGCTGCGCTGGCGGGGCCGCTACGGCACTTACCTGGGTCGGGGCTATGTTCGCCCCGGTTTCGCTAAACGAAGCCGCTGGGGCCGCCTGCGGGCCTGCTGTGAAGCCTGCCGCTGGGGCCATTACCGGGGCCTGCGCCGCTGTGAAGGCCGCAGGGGCTACCATAGCAGGCTGCGGGGTCGCCGAAGCTGTTACCGTTGCCGCCAAATCCATACCCAGCGCTGCGGTCGAAAATGCGCCGCTTACAGCGTCCGTAAGCGCGCCCGCCTTTTTATCGACTCCCGAAGAAATGGTCGTCATAATCGCGCCGCCGCTGTACGTCAATTCGGAAAGCGCCCCCTTCTTCGCGTCGCTAAAGGGCAGGAATTCGCGTACCTTGTCCAGTACGCCCTTAATCGCCTTTACCGGGGCTTCGGCTACCGACTTAATGCCGTTTACCAGCGTTTCGATTATTGCCTTGCCGCTGTCATAAAACAGCTTACCGACGCCGCCCAGGAAGTTCGTAATGCCGTTCCATACGCCTTCGAATATCGATTTAAATCCGTCCCAGGCCATCTTCCAGTCGCCCGTAAGGATTCCTAAAGCAGTCTGTATAATACCTGAAATAACGGCCCAGGCGATTTGTATAATGCTCGATATGGTC